AAGATTCCAAAGAGTTTGGATGTAGGTGTCTCACCTTCAGAGAACTCTAGGGTTCCGAATTCCAGTCCCTCGCAGAAACTTTGAAGTTCATCTTGCTGAATGATAGCATTGGTTAGTTTGCCGTCGCTATAAAGATTCTCAACGTAGTGGGAAATCCTTTGCTTATGGGCATGAACTTTCTGCTCTTCGAACTCCTTCTTAAGCCTATCATTCTCTTGCTTAAGGGCCTCAATCTCCTTATAGATTTGGGCAGGGAATCCGGTAGGACGGGCCTGGCCAGCAGAGCCCATTCCACTATACTTAACTTCATCTTCACCGGTAGAGCAAGCTCCCTTGGGCTCCTTATAGGTCGAACCCTTGCCAGTTACGGTCATTGGATCTTCTTCCTCAGCCGCTTTCTTACGGCGAGACATTTCGCCTTCAGTGTGATTGACAGAGGCTTTCTCACCAGACTTCTGGCGGACAATCCTGACCTTGTCGCTTTGGGTAGCATCCTTTACGTCAACTGCCATGTCGAGATTGTCTGGGTCTTCCTCAGAGCGGGTTGGGAAGTCAGTCGGGCCACCATCACGACCACGGGGGGCTTTACCACTCGAAGTCTTGGCGGATTTGGGTTCGCGGACAACACCCTCCTCGTCGGGTTCACCACCCTCGGCATGGTCGGCAATTGGACCACCTTTTAGGGCGGCTCTCTTGTCGCTAGATGATTGGTGGATGACGCGGGAAGTTTTGTTGCCTTTAACTGATTTGACATCTACTGCCATGTCGAGGTTGTCAGGATCTTCCTCTGAAAGATTAGAAACTGAGGTAGGTCCTTCGCTGCGGCCATGGGGGTCCTTTCCATCGGAAGTTCCAGGGCGTTGCTTCTCAGGGTACTTGCTGCTGGCATCGTCGTACTGATCATTATCTCTATCTTTGGCCATAGTATCTTGACCAGCCCAACGACCTTCCTGGCTATTGTCACCATTTTCTTCTCTAGCAGTCTTGACACGGTCCTTGTCTTGTTCGCTATTTTTAGCAGTCTTGACACGGTCCTTGTCTTGTTCACCATCGCTGGTTACACCCTCACGATCTTCTTCTGGGGCTTTGCCAGGCTTTTGACGGGTGCCGTAGCTATCATCTTTAGAGCGAGCAGTGACTGAACGACCAGTTACTTTGTCCCCGGTTTCTCCTTTATGTGTGCCGAAGGATACTTTGCCTTTAGAAGTTGTCTTATGACTGACTTCATCATACTCTAGTTCATTATAATCAGATTCCTCATCACCCATTTCCTCCTCATCTTCCGATTCAGGTTGGCTAAGAGCCTTCTTCTTCATAGATTTGGTAACTTCCTTGTGCTGAGAATCGATACCTTCCTCAAATACTTGCTCAACGACTTGGACTTTTTGACCACCGGCCCCATTGGAAACACGGCGCTTAATGCCTTCATCGAATTCGGTGCCTTCGTCTTCTGATTCATCTTCAGGAGATTCCATTGGCATTTTGGTCATTTTGCCTTTGGCTTTTTCGGCGTATTTGGAATCTTCTTCCATTTCATCTTCAGGTGATTCCATGGCTTCTCCCTCAGGGGATTCTTCCATCATTTTGGACTTTTTACCACCTTTAGTAACTTCCTTGAACTCCTCATCTTCTTCGGTTTCTTCAAGTTCAATTTCAGGAGAAGCTTTTGATTTAGACATTTTTGGCTTGTTTTCTGGTGCTTTGGTTTCTAGATTGGCTACTTCTTGAGCAGACTCAGTGATTTCAGCGCCTTCGCGCCCCAAGTTCTTTTTCATTTCAGAGAATTGCTGATTAGGGTTATCGGGGTTGGCGTTTTGATCCGCCGAGTTTGTAGTTTCAGGTTGTTGGTCTTGACCGACATCCGATTCTGTTTGTTGGTCTTGGTTTTGTTCTAGTTGCTGTAGGGACTGGTTGACCTCACTTTTGACTTCATCTAGTCTTTCTTTTAGCATTTCTAGGGGACTTTTTTCTATAAGCAGCGTCGGTCCTAAGTCCTTATCAAAAATTTGGTCCGGGGATAGGGCCACTGCAAAGTCAAAAACTCCCTCCTCTTCGCTAAAAGAGAATGGCTCCAAGCCTTTTACAGCCGGTGGCGCAGCACCGAGCAAAGCCAAATGCCTTGCACTCCACTTACCCTTATGCGGGTTAATGGGGGAGTCAGGGGAATAGAAGGAAATGGAAACTTTCCTGTAATGACCACCCTTAACTAAGTCTTTAGCTACATCTGTAAATTCTACATCTGCATATAAGTCATCACCCTTCTGAGAGAATCCTTTAATCCACCCGTAAGCAGGTACGCTATCGTTATCTCCAGAATGGCCGATTACAAGGGGGGCTGAATGGACTTTGGGGTCATATGAGTTTGCAACTTCCTTAAGGTCGTCAGCAGAGAAGTTTCTCTGCACACCCTGTGCGCTAGTCTGAGGACCAGCTTTAAATACGTGGACTTTTTTTGAGAACACTTTTTTATCGGATTTACTCATGCTTATTTTTTACCCTTAACCTTATTTTCCATCTCTGAGATTATGGAATCTAGTTCCTCGTCGGAGGTTTCTCCTGAGTTGTCGGCCTCTTTTGGTTCATCCACTGGGGGTTCTGTAGGTTCGGGTTCTGTAGGTTTTTCAGCTTCTTCAGCCGATGCAGAATCCAAATCAGATAATAGGGAGTCCATCTCTGTGTGGGCTTTGCTATTTTTCTTCTTAGGTTTGGTGGAGGTAGGGGGTTCTTCTGTTAGGGGCCCCTCAGTCGGGGGTTCCTCTGTTGGAGGTTCTTCTATTGGGGTCCCCTCTGCGGGGGGTTCCTCTACGGGTGGTTCTTCAGCCGGCGGTTTTTCAGTGGGAAGACCTTCGGGGGAACCTTCGGGGGTTTCTCCCTCAGGGGCAGGTCCAGGAGTCCCTTCAGCGCCACCGCTTTCAGCACTGCCACCTTCCGCTCCGCCACCAGAACCATCCTCAGGACCAAAAATCGACTCGTATAGGTTTTTATCTTTTTCGGGATCAAATTTTACTTCTTCATCTCCCCCCTGTTGACCCTCGGCAGACTTAGCCTCATCCTCTAGATCAACTCTAAAGTGTCTTTCAATCCATTCTCTGCGAGGTTTGAAGCCGTTTTGAATCAGTAGGGAAACATCGGCTGTCGTCAATTGAGATTCTTCGATTCTAAACTCCCTAGTCAGGGTCGGAGATGCAACATCAGTACCAAAATTTAAGTCTACAATCCACCTTACCAAGGTTTGGGAAAGTTGATGGCAAATCATTTCAGAGATTTCAGATGCCCTAACAACCCGGACTACGTTGGCAACCATAGAGGATGCCCTGGAACCAGATTCTGCTTGACCCGCTTCGTTTTCACCGCAGATTAGCAGGCTAATTACTTTGTCAAGGTAATCAATTAGATTTTTAAAAACGTCGGGGCTTCCTTGGGGATTTACAAAGTCTAATTCGAATCCTTCGGGTAGCACCATCGCAGTCTCTTGGGATAAATTTGAGATCATCCCGTAAATATTTTCGATTTCGGCTGTTGATGCACTTAAGGGGGCAGTTGCAACGGTAGTCGGAGTAGCGTACCTGTCCCCATAGAGAACATAAGACTCTAATGCCCTTCTCCTAAATTTTACTAGTGGGTACAAAATACGGCCAATGGAAGAACCATAGGGGTCCCCATTGTGCTGAGTCCAATACCTGTTGATGATGAATTTACGCGCAGGCAACTCAATACCTTCAAACATCCTGTTGAATGTTAAACAGCGCATTGTAAAACCCGTTTGAGAATCCTCCGCCTCTTGGAAAACAAATCGACGTTGGTCTCTGACTCGGACATCAAATGGGATGACACCCCGTTTGGTCTTTTTCCACATTACTTCCGCAACACTGAAACCAACAATTAAGGCTTCGGCTAAACCTTTAAAAATGTCATCTATTGCCAGCCCCTCTAAAACTTCAGCTACAAAGTCCCTAACGGCCAAGTCCCCAGGTTTATCGCTATATTCTTGGATAAACCATGGTCTAGAAGTAACTTCCTGGAGCAATTTGGAGTAGGAACCCTGGACTTGTTCATCCAGTAGTAATCTTTGGTAAGTTGATAATGCACGATTACCGCCCTTTTGGATCAGTAGATCATCATTAGGGCGAACAATGCTAGAACCAGTTCCCGTAAAAGGAGAGCTAGAACCAAACATGTAAATCGAACTAAGCGCATACGGGTTACTGATGTACGAGCTTATTTCACCGGTTGGGACAGGCGATGTCTTAAATCTTTGGGCCATTGCCTTCCCTCTTGTTGATATGGTGTTTGACCAAACTACTAAATGCCATGCTACAGAGGTTTTACCCTATGGAAACTCAGTTCCCGAGGGAGAATTGAACAGGTGGCTGAGGTATGTTGTTGACGGCGTAAGTGATGGCCACCAAATAAACACCGTCATCCCCCCCAGTAATCCAATCCCCATTAACAGAGAGAGAAGTTAAACCTGAAACCTGTGATGATATCGAAGTTTGAAACTCGGAATTAATTTGCCCCGGGTCAATTACATCTAGGGTATGGTCGCCAACTCCGTAGTCGGCCCTCATAGCTCTTTCAAAAAATCTCGTTTCCACTACACTTCTGATTTCTTGAGATTTCAATTCAAAATCAGTACTCGTGGCTAAATTACCATTCTCAATTCTCAATGGGTAGGATATTCCCCTAACAGTGGGGTAAGCTAGTTGAGGTACACTCATTTATAACACCTCAGAATTTGAAACTCTAGTTGTCTTACCCTCTTTTTTATCTCCTCTGTAGGTAAGTTACTCTCCATAACTTTCCTCATTTCCATCCTAATTTGACCATTAGGCAAAGACCCATATAATGATGGATCCGTTAATTGACCTGAAACTCTTTCATTTCCGCTATTTAACAAAGAGAGGCAGAATGCTTCTAATGAAACACCCTGCCCCTTAGCTTCTTGCTCTAGCTGAGAGAAAAGAGAGTCAGGAATCTGTAGCTTTAATTCCTTGTTCATTGACCCCCTTGTAAATTAACCTAAGCCCCTTGATTGAAGTTCATTGCTCATTTGACCAATGGAAACCCTAATCAATCCAACGTCGATCCTTTCCATAGTTGGAACAGGGACATCATAGACTTGGACATTGACGATGCCGTTTTCCAAATCCTCAACTCTGTTGATTCTCTCATCGCAGATAACTTGGAAAGCATCTGAAGGCTTAGCGCCGTAGAGAGCCCCTTCATTATAGAGTTGACCCATAACGCTATTACCGATGGTAACAATCTGGTTGAAGATGACTCCAAAACCATCAATTACGGAGAAGATTTGATTATCAAATACCCTGCGGAGTGAACCGTAAACAACGTTTTGGATGACGCGGGTGTTGACAAACTGGAACTTACGCTGCTCAGGGA